TATACTGATACCCTACTGGCACATCTAGTAACTCTGAGTCATGTACTGTATGGAATATGGGCTCATGCTGACTAGCAATTAACTGTTCTTTCATGGTTTCACCGGCTGAGCCCTGTATGGGATTATTCACTAATGCCCTAAGTGCCGCCTGTATTCTCCATTCTTCACCTGAATCTAGTGCTTCTGATTCATCTCTCCTCCTCCCATAATAAGTTTCTGTGTACCCGTTAGCTAGGGCAAACTCTGTAGTCTTATCAAGTCCATTCTTAATGCCTGGGAATCTGGCAAAGTAGGCATCCATAATTCTAGTACCAACCGTTAGTGGTATTTGGTTATTCCTAAGCATTGTGTCAGCGTTACCATAGTATAATAATGTAAAGTTTATTATCTTGGCAGTTTGACGTCTAGCATAAGGTGTGGGACCTAATAAGGAACCTACGCCAGCCTGAATTAACTCATCTGCTGTACCTTGATGGATGTCAGTACCAGCCTTAAAGAGAGCCTGCATAGTTTTATCTTCCCATAGGTATGCGGCCCATCTTAATTCAATTTGACTAAAGTCTGCTTCTAGTACCTGACCATTCTTAGGAATAATAATATCGCGTAAGTCCATTTGGATATTCTGTGTAGCAGGGTTTGATCTAGATAGTCTACCGGTACTGGTAACATTAGTATTGATACTGGGATAAATCATATTCCCTGCTTCTACATATCTTCCTTGGTATAAAGGCCTTACCAAGTGGGTAAGTAGGGTTTGCGCTGATCTATATTCCATAGCCATTACACATGCTGGTACTGTACTATAAAACCTTTTAAGCACATTCTTGTTTAGGTTGGGTCGTTTCTTACCATCCTTGCCCCGTTTGTATGGTACATTATAGCCTTCTGACTCTAGCCAAGCGGATAACTGTAGACTAGAACCGGGATTAAAACCAAAGGTACCTTCACAGACTGTCCTGATAAAGGACATCTTAGCCTCTAACCTGGTAACATGGTGTTCTACAGCTACCATGTCAATATGAATACCCCTTCTCTGTATTTGTAGTGCCACAGGCAAGAATCTAGTTTCCAGGTCAAGGGCTTTCTGCGGTACCCCCATACCGAGTAATGTATACCATGCTTCTAGACAGTCCTCTGCATCCAAGCAGGCTCTTTCGGCCACCTTCTCTACAGGGACCTTATCCATATTTATTTTATTTGCCCCCGTACCTAGAAGGTCACTAATAGGTCTTTCTGGTCTGTCAAATAGTCTTAGGCAAAGTGCGGATAGTTTGGAAGGTAGTCCTAATAACTGTGCCATAGTACAGCTATCGTGGATATTATTTATCTTTATCTTGCCATAGTCCTCTAGTATTTGAACGTCAAAGCCTGAGTTATGAAAGATTTTAGGAATTGCAAGATTTTTAAGAATCTGCCAAGGAAACCTATAGTCATCTATACTAAAATAGAATGATTCAAAGTTACCTGGTGTTCCCAGAGTAAAACCAGCACCTAGAGGGGTGCGGTCCTTCAAGCTAATTGTCTCAACGTCACAGCCCACAGGTCCCTGATACAATAATAGCTTGCTTAGTACAGTAGGGTCTGCGACTTTACCCGCATTATGATAATAAGCCCACATTCCATAGTCCTTTACCAACCTTAATAACTGTTGATTTACATTTCCTGCAGAGTTGTATCATACTCTGGGTGGGTATAGCACAGATTAAACATAGTTTTTTAACCATTAAGCGTCCCAATCTTCCTTAGGAATATCTAGCGCCTCTAGTATTTTTGGCGTACTCCTAATAGTACCATTTTCGTATTCGTACATTCTAGTTGCCTGTCTAAGAATTAGGTGTAGTTGCTTGGCAATTTCTGGTGTGAGTTTTATTTCCATATAAAATTCTGCCTCATTAACATTACCTAATTTTAAGGTAAATGTATAATCGTTGAAGCCTACTTCAAAGCGGTCAATATATATGGAATGTATTGGTTGTATCATTGATGTCCTCTTCTATGTGCTGGCCAATCCCTAGGAGCAACTGTACTCCAGGTTTCCTTGATTATTTCCATAAGACTTATATTATTGTCATTGCAGTAACCTAATAGAAAGATAGCAATATCACCTATTGCATCCCTTTCACCTGCACGATGATCTTCTGTTAGTCTAATCCCCTGTCTTAATTTTAGTATCGCATGGGCTAGCTCTCCTACCTCTTCAACAATCCCTAAAAACTGGTCGATGTCTGTGTTATTGGGGAAGTTATATTCTTTCCAGGTCTTCTGCTGTTGCTGTATCATGTCTAGGGTACTTATACCTAGCTGACTATTCCAAGAGTCTTTTAGTTCAGACGGGGTAAAATTCATGAAATCAGGCTTGGGTATCACTGGTAATCTCCTGTTCTGGCTGATGCCCTACACTATAGATGTGGCATTTTAAGCTAAGGCATTTCCAACCAAGTGGTCGCTTATAGCCCCAGTATATAGGCCCATTACAGTTAGGGCATCTATGCTCCTTATTGCAGTACGGATATGGACATGGATTACTCCGGAGTTTTGAAGACAAGTATATCCTCCAAAAGTATGTCTAACTCTGGGTTATGTTTGCCCGCTTCTATTCTTTCCTTTCTGGCTTTAACTTGAAAAGGACTACTAGTTTGGCTAGCATCCCTGTATAACCACATATAAGGTATAAGTCCAGCCTGTATACACATTCTAAGGTTATCTGTGGAACAGGGTATACGTTTGCCACCCTGTATATAGTCTTTAACCACAGTAACAAGTATTCCTCCTGGTACTAGACTCTGGAGGCATTTCTGATAAACTATTTTCATGGCTGTAAGGTACTGGCGGTAATTCTTCATGTTACCAATATTTTGAGGGTTATCATCATACCCTACCACATAGTTCTTTTCCTGACTTACCTTACTTTCACGACCCTTAGCACTAAAGGACCATAGGGAACCATAAGGGGGACTAAAGATTACAGCCTCAACAGGATTATCTAATGGTAGAAATCTGCGGTTATCCCCTTCTAATATAGTATGCGTACCAGTATTATCTGTAGAATCCCAGCCAAAGCTGTCAAAATCCCGAAAAAAATTACCAGTTTGGAAGACCTTTTCTAAGGATTCTAGATTCATACGTTGTAGTTCAACAAATCCTGGTACTATTTCTACTGCAATAGAGTTTCTTCCCATATACTTGGCAAAGTGTACTGTACCTACACCAGACATTGGATCTAGTATAGTATCCCCTGGCTTAGTAAACATTTCCACTAAACGCTTAAACGTACGGAGTTCCATCTTAGCCTGATGTTGGTTAGATTCGCGTACAAAATACTTATAGCGTAGGGCGTCTCTGGGATAAGGTAAAATAACTGGATGCTCTAGAGTTGCCATGTTAATCATTAGGGTCATCCTCTAGCATATTAATTACTAGTGAACCTGTGTTATTATCAATAAAGTTAACAGCTAATTTCCATTGTACAAATGAGAATATGGCCACAGTAGTTTCCTTAAATTTTGGATATAATGGCCTAAATCGCATAGTACCTAGATTTGGTACTGTGGAAATCTTATTAACTACACGAATTTCACGTTTAATATAATCTATTTCAAGTCTCTGGTTATCCTGCTCTGGGTCACCGTGAATAATAAGATGTCTAAGCATAATCACTTCCCTATTCCTTTGTAGATGGCTCTGGCAATTCTATCGCCATAGAACTCTTGTAACACATTTTGGGGTAAATTAAATATATCCCAGAGATTATCATGGTCTGTCATAAGTCTTTCTGCTGATGCCTGTCCTATGCCAGTAATAGACATTAGCGTGGTTATATATTTCTGTTTACCTTTTAATATTTTTGGTATTCTTTTCCTGTTAGGCTTGCTAGCCACATACTGATTTAATCCTGTATGCTCAGTCTTCATGGAATTGAATACTAGACTACTAATAGTTATGGCAGAATCTGCTATATCTTCAGTGATAATAAGATCAAAGCCTTCTAAAAATCGCTGGAAAATATATGCCCGATATGCAGTATAAGGGATAGGAACAATGCTAGAAACTACATGGATAGGGTCCTTCCTATTTCTCTGGTTAACTTTCTGCCAAACATAACACCCACCTTCTTTACTGGGTGTTATAATGCCTTCCTGTAAGATAAGTACCTTGGAGCCTGGATGCTGTGTAGTATATTTGGTTAATTGAACGTCAAGTTTAGAGCCCATGGTGGATAGAAGTTCTCTACCTGTCTTGCGCTCTATCATTATGAGTTGGCCATTATTCCATACATAGTCAGCTAGGCCCTTTGGTTCATTAGCCTGTACTATGACAGGATTAAGGAGCCTCTTTAACATCAGAATTATATCTGATGGTTCGTGTATATCAATCAGGATAGGCCATGTCATGGCTAAATTTGTTGTCGCATTGCATTAACCATGTTAAGTACCATATCAAAGGATGGATTTTGTAACTTAACTCCATTAGCTTTTAATGAAAAACCACAAAATTCAAAAGATAGACAAGGAATCTGTGTAGCCTCATCCTTAGTTGGGACGTTATGCGGGCCATGCTTTTCCCTATTGGGGAAATTATCTACAAAAGTAACTTTACATTCAGGACATTCTATCTCAATAGTTGTCCGGACAATAATATCCGCTATTTTACCCATGTGTCGGAAGCCTGCCCAAGTTTCACCTATAAGCATATTCGGGTTAAACTCTCGGACAGTCTGCTTACCTTTCTGTATGGTTTCATAGCCTGGACCATATGCTGGTCCTGTATGATGTATCATTACTAGGTTTTTATGTGAACGTCTAGCTCCTAGTAGTATTTCCCGCATTTCATCGTTAGGCTCAGCATATTCAATCTCTATGAGCCTTTCCCTGTTTGGCGCCCTCTGCCGGACCCGCTCTAGTTTAGCTGTGTGAGCAATTTTCCAGAGCAAAGTACCAGTGTCTATGGATACTGATTTAACCCATTCTGTATTATAGCTTTGTAATACTTCCCGTCTAGTACGTTGCCATAAACTATCATAGCCTGTGAGCCTTTGTCCTGGTACAACGAACGGTTCAATTAATTCTCTACAAATTATGTTAGCGCGATATTCAGCATTTATTTGACTGTCTGGACCCAGTAAGTCTACTGAGGATGGCACTTTACAAACAGTTAAGTCAGGATTCTTAGCTAGTACACGGCCTATGGCTCGATCAAAGCCCTGATCTATGTCAAAAATTATTACAGGGTCTGGAAATTCCAAACCAAATGTACTTTTGGATGATTTTATCTCGCCATAAAGTCCGATAATCATATCGGTTACGGGTGGTATTGTGGTTGTCATTAGCTTTCCTCCATATCCTTAACTATAATATAGGGAGCGCGCCTTTTAGTAACCCTATATTCGGACTTAATATCGTCAGGTACCTCATATGTAGTTTTAATACCCTCTTTAACCCTGGATATTCTAACGCCATCAATAGTAACCTTATCAAGTCCTTTAGCATCCATAAATGCCGCAAGCACTCCTCTTGATTTGGACATCATACCTTTAACAGTATTTTCGAGGAATTTAGCCCTACGCCATTCCTTAGTTGCATCTATGAAGTGTGGAGGTAGTTCAATTTCAGGTTCCTCAGACTCACAATATGCGGAACAGGACCAATGATCTAGTAAATCAGGTTCCATATCACAGGGAGCCAATTCACCTTTATCCACATAATTTTCAATTCCTTCAAGCCTACCCACTATAGTGTGGAAATCTGTTGGGGGTTCGTCCATAAGAGTTATAGCGTGTCTGCCAGTATCCCTATTCTTCTTGACATAGAATATGGGAAGATTTTGAAAAGCCTCATGATAGCAGGAAACCTGATAATCGTATGTTCTATGCTTTCCAATGCCATGACGCTGTAATTGGTCCCAGACAAATCTACCTAGAGCCTTGTATTCGCCTATAAATAGTTGTGCTGGATCATCATCATGCCAGTTAATATCGTCCATATGCCCAACTAACAGTCTTTGAGGCGTATCTATCTCGACATGATAGCCTTCCCGACCACATGGTTCGCATGTAAAATTGGATGATTTCTTGGCTGTAGAGTTCCAGCCGAACTCTTTAATATCTTCCCGTATAAATGTTTCATGTCTGGTGCCTTCTCTGGCGGCCAGCCGTAGATATTCTGGTACCTTACCGTCTGGGATATTGGCAGGAAGTAATCCTAACAATTCAGCACTTATGGTTCTAGCACAAGCACCTACCTTTGACATTGAATATCTATATTTTCCTTGGGATTTAGTTGCCATGCAATACTCCTAGGGGGGAGTTAGCCTCCCCCCATTCTACTTGACCGTATAACTAGGCCAAGGATACAACGGTATGGGTCTGATCTTCCTGTAGAACAACTTCGCCCGAAGCTATTTTGGAAGCTAGCCACTGATCCCCGACTATGCTAGAGAACAATGGTGCATCCTTCTTCAATTCCTCGTTATTAACAACAAGAGGAATAAACTCAGACTTGTTCTTGCCATGCAGTAACTGGAAAGCTAGTGTCTCTCCTTGGACTGCATTGGTTACAGGCGCCTGGACTGGTGCTGGACTGTTACTGGGTGCAACACCTGCTACCTTTGCGGCTTTCCAGACATTACTCCAAGTATCGCCATTAGCGTCCGCAACAGTGGAGTTTGGAATCTTACCCCAATTATATGGGTACGCCTCTAGTTCCCAATCCTGACCAGCAAACATATCGAGGTCAGACTCGGACTGTACCAGGCCACACGCCTTGTTAAATGAAGCCATAAAGATTCCGAATTGGGACCTCAGGCTTCCTGAATGTTTGATTCTAAGTTCTGCTGTGTCATAGGGATAGGGCTGAGAGTTTTCTTCTAACCTCAGTACCTGAACACGGTCGAACTTCAGGACTACAAATCTAGAGTCGTCTCCCTGGTAAGGCGACGGTTCTACGTCCCAACTTAGTCCACGGCCTTTGAAGTGTAGCAAAGGAGACTTGTCTCCACCACTAACTAGATTGCGGCCACTATATCTAAGTACTTCCTTGTTGATGCTGGCTTGGTCTTGGTTCACTTTATCCTCCATGAACAAAAGTGTTACAGTTCGGTCTGAAATCAACAGCTACGATTTTCTGAAAACTACAGAACGGGGTATTACATAACAGTTAATCTAAATTCACATTTGAATATTCTGGTTTACCTCCCTTCTCCTCAGATTCAGCTTGCATCCTAGTCCAATACCCTTCATATTTAGGGGGTATTCCACCTAACTGATTTATCCTTGCTAACGCTTGTTGTATATTTTCAATGAATTTCTTAGCCTTCTTAACATCTGCAGGCCGTATTTCAGTGATATACTTTGGCGTGGATAAATCTAGATGTCCTTTAGTTATATAATAATCTATTTGGTTATGTACTTTTCTAAGTAGTTTGGTTCGTTCGGTCATTTCATTAATTGTGAGACCTAAGGGAGGTCTACCACTAGGATTATTTGAAGTGGTATTCTGTATCATACCATCAAACTGTTTTTCAGACCATGTATTAAAGCAGGATATTCCAGGCTCATCCGGTCTATCGTAGTGGAAATGCCGCCTAACCAGTATGCTCTTTTCTCCTCCTGCCCTAACCCTAAATACGTCAGATAATCGTCGAGCCCCAGGAAAAATGGGGTCCCGACATTCATAACAAATAGTGGTACGGACGGCTATTACAGGTTTCATGAAAATAATTCTCTCTACCTAATTAGATTATAATATTGAATCTACATACTGATACATAGTACCCCGTTCTGTAAATTTCATAATCTAGATAGGCCGTTTTCGGAGTACTAATTCATATTTATTTCATATTTCATATTCACTATATCACGTCTCAAAGCGTATGTCAAGTGTAACGGTATAATTCAAATAATTAAGGTGCAAGTTTTAACCATAATGCTGATCTATCTAACTCTATAGTCATTGGCCTAATTAGTGATTCCCCATGCCTAGTTTCAAAGATTAAAGTCCTGATATCACTGTCAATATTGCCGTCAATCTGTATCAGGGTATCAAACCAACCTTCTATGGTTCTAGGGCCTCTAGGATGGAAAGTCTTTATTACTTTACCGTTAACATCTGTCTTTGGTACTGTATCATGATGGACCATAATAACACTAATACCAAAATCAGCTATAAGGCTATCCATAACATCCTTAGTAGTATCATATGCTCTATTATCCTCTGTACTAAGCATTTTATACCAGGGGTCAATAATTAGTACCCTAGGGTTAAACCTTGCTATATCCTTCCTAAGCCTATCTATGTCAGACTTCCTGTCTAGCTTAAATGTAAAAGAGGAATCAAAATATAATGCGTCCAGGGGAATGGCCTTACCTAGATTGGATGCCATCTTAACTACTCGTAGTCTAAATCCATACTTAGTTATCTCTCCTTGTAAATACATTACTCTACATTGGGTAACCCTATAACCTAGCCACGGTATATCTGCCGCTAAACACATAGCGGTTTGTTGGGCTAATATGGATTTCATCATCTTTGGCCCACCAAATATACAGATTTTATATTCCTCTGCTAATATATCATTAGCAATCCATTGTACTGGCTTTGGTGGGTTCCAAGCTACTAACTGCTGGAATGTTTCAAACGGCATTATACATTCCCCGAATCTCTCTCATATGGTCCATTACCCGCAATATCGCTGACAAGATGGGATAGATACTCCTGGTCTATACAACTATCACAAAACCACCTACCACAGCCAGGGCATTCCAGTGTATGTGTAAACAGGTTACCAGTCTTAAAGGAACATCCAATACAGATATATATACCTAGTTGTTTCATCCAGTTTCTGCATGTAGTTATCTCTAAGCCTAGTGCCTTTATCATTGGATGCAGTCGCCTATGTTTTCTCCACATAACAAAGAAAATTTCTTCCATAGGCATGTCCATATGAGTTTCCATTAGTCTCATAGCTAAGGATCTTTTCTCGTAGCCTACTACCCTATAATTGCGGGACATATACCCGCTGTTATTGCTTGATAATGTCATTATGGTATTATCCCTACTGTTTGTACCAGGCTTCAACAGCATCCTTTAGATGCTTAGGGAAGTCCTCGATAGTGCGGAATTTTCTAACTATTACCTCTGGGAATCTTTCTACTACATTGATCCATTCTCTAGGTAAGACATCCTTATACCGTGGATGATTACGAGTGGTATCACTTTCCAGTATTAATGATATTACCTTAATTTTAGGAAACTTACTATCAAGTACAGTAAAGACATCTTGGAGAGGAACATCTGAATTAGCTTGTCCGTCAGTGAAGTGTACTATTAGACTCTTAGGATATTTAATTGCTGTAGCTAACAGTGCCCTACTAGTGGGAGTACCTCCACCCGGTCTATGTTCCTGTAAGATTCCCTCTGGATTAATCATGTTTAGATCACATGAATTACGTTCTGCCCTATATGTAATAACTTGAGTTTCAGGTACCTCCTTAAGGACTGAGTTTATAGCCTCGAAGACTATATTGTGAGGCTTGCCGTCCATACTACCGGACTCGTCGGTTAGTATTACAAGATCTAATTTCTCCTGCGGCCTCACTAGCGTCTGCTTAAAGATATTCTTAGAAGCCTTATATCTATATAGTCTCCTGGAGTCTAGTCTTCCATCCTCCCTACCTCTCAGTGTTGACCTGGATGCCTCATTCTTGATACGTTTTAGCCAACCAAGTTCCTTTACTATCTTCGGGTCAGGCTCGGACTCAAATGGTTCCCCCTTAGGAGTATCCCAGATAATAGGCAGGTTTCTACGATTATACATTCCTGAGAACCTACCCAGTGTCTCGTTATTTAGAAGATCATCCTTAACAGCCTCCTCTAATATATCCCCTACCTGTGAGGTCATATCCTCCATACCTGACTCTATGACAGCCTCTAATTGTTGGACTAGTTCCAGTTCTTCTTTATCTTGTTTAAGTTCCTGTTCTTTCTGACTAAATTCTTCCTTTCTAGCTTCTAAGATTTCCGTGTCATCCTCAGAACCATAAGGATTCTCCAAACTATCTAGGGTTTGAGTAAGTTCATTAGTGATATGTTTTAACTCCGCCTCTAGATCCTCGACGGACTTACCATTCTCATCACCTTTGTGGAATGCTTTATCGTCCATAATCTCACCAGGCTCAGTGTCTGGCTGATTGGATACCGGTGCCATATTCCCGTCACTGTTAGTTCCCATTTCCACACTATTCTGTTTATCGCCAGGTGTATCAGAAAATTCACCCTTTAGATTCTCAGGTAAATCACCTTGTTGACCTCCTGATAATTGTTCCTTTAGGTCTAAGGTTGAGAGTAGACCGTGGAGAGCATCCCAAACCTTAACATATAACGCTAGACGTTCCAGTTTGGAGTAGTCCGAAGATTTTAGGCTATTGGTTAGGGTGCGGAGTACCGACCATACCGGGTCCAATATTGTTGGACTATCTTTGATAGTTGTATCCCAATCCCTACCATAGACGGCACAGATTAACCAAACAGCGTTAATATTATCTGGTGGAATATCTCTAGATGTCCTGTATGCCTCTCTAGCCAGCTGTATATACTTATTATGGATAGGATAGTGCCTCAGGCCTAAGCCCTCACAATATACTTCCTCAGCCGTACTAATAAATTGACCGTAGCCAAAGTCCGCTACCGTGTCAGGTATTCTATGCTGTTTTCCCCTTACAGTATCCACTGACATATCAGCGGAGATAACACCATTCTCGTAGGCCCTAGCAAAGTCCTGTGGGTATGCCGCGTCAGACTTAGAATGGAGGGACTCATGGCACGCTAGCCCCATTGTTATATCTATTTGCTTACCAGGAACGGGCCACTCACCTTGCATAACATGCTGTCTGGTAATAACTATTTCCTTACCTTGAGTATTGTATGAAAGGTCATTCATTCCTCCAAAGATAACAGTCTCATTGTTACTAGATATTGAGCCAACAACCCGGCGAACCGCCTTAAGTATGTTGGCCAACTCTATTAGAGGAATACTAGATTTATTGGATCGCCACTGGTCTGATAGTGGTCTATTTATGACATCAGGCTCCATTGTTCCTCCCAATCACCTAAACTAACCTCCTGACCTGAGAAGTGCATGGCCTGGAGTATACCTTCTAATCTATCATTAGTTACTGCGACCGATGCCTTGATAGCGTCAATTAGATCAATGCCCGCCACCATCATCTCGGCCATGTCCAGTACATTCCTGGTACTGATCTGGATGTCCTCCTGAACATTAACCCTAACGGCCTCAGTTATTGCTATCAGGGACTTAACCTTATCTAAGGGTAGTGCAAACCGCATAATGATGAGGTTTTCCATTATACTATCAGGAAGATAGTCCATTGTAAGTTTAACTTGGAACCTATCCTCCAGAGCAGAGTCCAATGGCATAGTACCAACAAACTCATAGCCCTCGTTTAGACTGGCAAAGAATGTAACCCCTGGTGCTACATCAAAGAATTTACCTGCCTCATCTATCCAGACACTACGCTGTTTTGGATCCAGGACACTGAACATTGCATTTAAGGACCTATCTGATTCTGGTCTATTCAGTTCCTGTAGATGTATAACACAGTTAGGAGTGGTTATCGCCTTAGGAAAGATTCCTTCCCTAAATACTATGCTATTTTCCTGGATAACATTCTGGCCAAATAGCATACTAGCCTCACCTAGCATTCCACATTCCAGGACCACATAGGGTAGTTGCCTGGTGGCGGCATATTGTTCAGGTAGAGTGGACTTACCGGAACCCTGAGGACCTCTCAACAAGATGTTGGTGTTTAGTCCCTTGGTCCTCTTGTAGTCCACAAATTCTGTTATTTGTTTTTGCTGGTCAGTATAAAAGAAGCTGGATTTAGTCGGAATCCTTAGCCCATTTACCTGACCATTAGAATCAACCACTATTGTCTCCTCCTTAGTTGGTTAGTCCATTGGTGGTAATGTGTCGATAAAGTCCAATGCTTGCTGGACTTGCGTAGGTACTTTCTCCTTTCTCATCCTCATGGATGTGTACTGATTCTGAATGATGGCTCTCCGCCTACGCTCAGTCGAGGCGGTGGTTTCATCCTTAGTGATAGCCTGCATTGCAGGTTCATCTATACCTCGGGACTTCTTTAGTATGGCCCAGGACTCATGCTTCTTATGTAAGGTTATCCTGGGCCAGTTCCCGGTCTGTTCTGCTCTATCTGGACTATTTTGATATAGATCGCATAACGCATCCTCCTGAGCCTGAAAAGCAGCATCCTGATACCATTCAGGTGTATCAGGAGCCTCAACAAACCTTATAGCATAGCCTCCACCCTTATCAGAGGGAAACATCATGTGTATTTCATGGATAATGGTGTTAGGCTTTTGCTCATGGTTATCTAGGTCTATCTCTCGTATCTTGGCATATTCAGGTAACATATCAGGACCTCCACCCTGCTATTATACCATATTAAAACCGGCATGTCAATAGAACACCAGTTCTAGTTAGTATCAGGATCGGATAGGTCCGTGAAGCCCACTAATTTGTAGAGATCCCGCCATACTGCCTTACAGGTACGGCATTCTATCTCCTGGTAAGCATAGCCAACGCCAACCTCAACCCCGTCGAAGCTGACTATATTTGGGTCTGCACATGCAGGACATTTCAGTCCACCTTCTTTGACATATTCACCTTCAAAGCCGTTACTTAGTTTATTGTCTAGGGGCATAGTTTAGTTTTCCTCCATGGACTCAACTTGGCATAGGCAGAACAGGTGGGCCCAGCCCTTATGTCCTGTTACAGTACATAGCCTACGTTCACCTCTTTGTACCTGCATACCCAGGACTCTCCAAGCCCTGTATATAAATATTTCCTCATAAGGTACACACTGGCAATTCATGTAGATGCCTTGGGCCTTTCGGGCCTCAATTGCATCTAGGGTAATCTTGGTGTTAATCTCGGACCTAACAGGTCCAGATCCTTTGGGCACTCTAAAATCCATTCAAACCCCCTTAATTTTGGGCAAAATATAAGGGTGCCTAGGTTTTAATCTAGACACCCTATTTGTAGTAATGGGGGTTAGGAACCGGCATTGCCTGACAGGGATGCCGTTCGTAAAACTGTCCTGGCCGACGTGGGTCGGACCTGTCACACCACGCTTCAGGTCCGACCCGTGGCCAATTCAGTTAAATTCGCCTAACCCCCGGTCCCCCTAGTTTGGCTTAGGCCGAAGTTGCCACATCCTCAAACTGGGGTTCACCCGCCTCGGCCAACTCCTTGTTCAATTTCGGGAACAGCAGGCCCCAAGCCTTCTTAGGCTCAAAGAGTTGAGTATCCCGCATAGTATCGGAGGCGTATGCGTTGACGGCCTCTTTAACCGTCATCTGTTCAACGGACCCATCCTCGAGGGTTCGTGTAACCATCTCAGTGGACCTGGACCGTCGCTGGCCTGTTCCACCACTGGCCCGTCGTGCGGCCCTAGCCGGGTTAATCCTAACCCCGTAGACTGGCCCGGTAGTACCATCCTCACTTTCCTGTGAGGTGTCAATGTACCATACTATGGTGTGGATACCTTCACCGGTCAGGTTGTACCAGTCGGTGTTTTCCACAATGGCCCGTATGCCATTCTTGAGCAGATCCTCAGCCTCAGAAATCTTGCCCTTATTGGCGTCCTTCTGGAGTTTCTGCAACTCGGTTCGGGCCTTGGTAACTTCACCCGCCTGTATCAGTATCTGGTCCACATCGGTTTCGCCTGTCAGCTTTTCAGTCAACAGGTCCAACGCGGCCCGCTTGGCGGATAGTTGATCCTCGATGGATAGTCCCATGGTTGATTCAACCATTTTAGCGTCTCCTATATTGTTAATGTACGTCTATGCATTGTGCCGGTAGTTGATAATCAAACTATGCAGATATCACCTCACTTTCATTTATACCCTAATTCTAGCATAGTTGACAGAGAATGTCAATAGACCAGCCGTTCTAATTGTGATATTGCTTGGTTAGAACGCCTGTTCTAGGAATTATACTTTTTGAATCCAAATTCTCTCGGCCGCCCCGCCACCTACCATCCACAGGTTCGGAAGGCCATTGTCTAGTCTGCATGTGTCTAGGGACATTATAATGTACATTTCCTCACATGCTATGGCCTCATAGTTTGCCGTGTAAAACTCAGTTATGCCACTGATGGTACATTTACACTGGATAATGCCAGCCCACACCTGATACTTGTAAGGATAGATAATAGCCTCACAATCATCAGCGTGTAGGATAAAGTATTCCAGCTTCGGTTGACTCATAATCACCTCTCGATATATGTTTCGGTATGGTGCCGAGTGTAAGGTCTAGGTAATCGCTTTAACACCGCAATGATAAGAAATATATCTACGGTTGATAGGTTGTCCCACCAATCCCACGCCTCGATGTCTAGCACATGGAGTGCCATAGACGTATCTGGTGTTCCATCTACTAGCATTGGATATGTCATGCCTAAACTGTCAATGACTGTTCCAACACTCTCTAGCTTGGTTAGTACCATTGTGCCTCCAGACTAGATAGTTGCCTTGTGATATGTCCTGACGTAATCCGCCAGCATGTTAACGGCCTTGTGTTTGCCGCAATTGTTCTGAACCATTAACTCTCGAATGAGAGCCTTAATCATAGCATCCGGCATGGCTTGATCCTTTCCAAATGATTTTAGACTTGACGCAAAAATTGACCAGCAACATATGCGGTCGAAACCGCACATATTACTAGCCAATCATGTATAGGGCTTATTCAGTTTTTATTTAGTCGGTATTTTCCTCGCGCCAATCATACTTAGCAATAGATATGCCGTTAGCATGATTACGCTGGAATTGTTTGTCACGATCAGATTGTGTCTGTACAAACCGTGACGTTCTGTTTCCCGCCCAAAGTTTTAGTTGCGCCATGTCAACTTCTGTTATGTCAAGACTGGGGGCGTGTTTTCTCTCCGCATTTGCTCTACGGACTCGGGATTCCAAGTTAGTGTCTAATCCTGAGTCATAATGCGAGCGAGATTTACGCTCAGACTTGCGCCTGACGACTGGAATGTGATTCCCATAAACTGTCTTGCGTCCACTGTATTCTTTGGACCGAAAGGTTTTACGCTTACGACCGACGCGTGGCAGTATCTGGATCTCGACACTCGTGCCATCTGGTAAGTTGACGTTGCGTGTTTTCTTACGCATAGTTAACTCCGATGCAAGTGGAATATTCAATTGTTATTGTTCAGCTACTATGTAGCGTATTCGGATATCGTGCTATTAACTCACTTTCGATTAACTACGTTAACTGTATTAACTATGTAATCATTGTAGCAAATCTAACTGTTAACTGTCAAGATCAATTCTTACGACTGACTGCAACTGCAAGCGCTGACTGACTGACTGACTAACTGATTGACTCACTTCTAACTACTCATTAATCATAGCAAATCTGAACAGCGCTGTATACAGCAGTTTTATTCATGTATTCATGCTCGCAGGACATATGTTCTGTAGGACATTAGTTCTGTAGGACATACGTTCCAATAGCACATATGTTCTGTAGAACTACCGGTCTAAACATTCAGAACATGCGTTCTAGTCTAAGTGTCCACCAGTCCATCCAGCAAAAAAAATAAATTAATCAGGATCCAATATCCTTGTCCACTGATCCACTGAAGTTACTGAAGATCCAGGAAATATGTAGCGATTTTATCTCAACCAGGTGTCTTCCAGCAAAAGTGACGCTAGTGACGATAAATCTATAAAAGTATAATTTAGAGGGAAGTCCCACTATTTTGAAAATTACTAGTTACATATTGACACAGACATCAGCAGCACTGTATAATACCAGTAACCAGTATCTAATTAGTGGCGATACTTCTAGATCCTACTAATTGAAGGGTGGAGATAAATGGCAACAGCTCCCCATGTAGACGCAGTACCTAAATCCATAGCGTCACGAAAAATAAATGGGATGCGTCCCGTAGTTATTCCAAAAGGAAAATCTGTTATCGACCGAGCAACTGTCAGAAGGCAGTCGGTCCAAGAACTCTGGCTCCAAGGACATAGGGCACCTGAAATATCCGCTGAGCTGGACTGCTCTGTTAGCACTGTTATAGCTGATATCAAATCCTTCCGCAAAGAACTCTACGAAAATAACCAGGCTTCCCTACAGGAACATACAGAACAGACAGTCGCCGTCCTTAGAAAAGTTGAGGCCCATCTCTGGGACATCTTCCTAAGCGAAGGTATTTCTCCTATGCAACAGTCCCGTCTGCTAGAGCAGATTCGCCGTACTGAGGAATCTGTCGCTAAAGCAAGAGGTATTCTCCAAAGCCGTATAATCGCCGATGTGGTTCATCAGGTTAAACTATACGACTTTAAGGATAATTTCCCAGCACCTATCCAGAACTCAACTGCACCTGTCCTCCAAGAGGCTACTACTGTAGACGGCGATACCTTTACCGTAAATACCCAGGATCAAAATCCAGACTACACAGTTCCAGGTATATCTGAAGAAACTCCCTCATACCGAGGCAAACCCGATTTTGAAGAACCCGAAGGAACAGTCCTAATGCCTGATGGCACCTGGATACCGGTACCCTAATACTATGGTTAGCGCACTTACTCAAACAGTTACAACAAGGGACGGCCTAGAAGGGCTCCCTTTTGACACCTCTAAGATTCCTGCTCAACGGAAATTCATGGAATCACAGACCCTAGAACTATTATACGACGGTGCCTTTGGTGCAGGCAAATCTAGAGTCGGCTGTGAAAAGGGCTATTTTCTCAGTACCAAGTATCCAGGCAATAGAGGCCTTATAGTCCGCAAAAAGTTCACTGACCTCCGAGATACCACCAAAGTAACATGGGATAGATACGTCTGTCCACCAGAGCATGTACAGTCATATAACAAGCAAGAGCATCTCCTCACCCTTATAAACGGCTCTGAGGTGATGTTTCATGGCCTAGACCAACCTACTAAAGTAGGCTCTCTAGAAGTAGGCTGGATATTCGTAGACGAGGTTATCGAATTTACCGAAGATGACTGGATGATGCTTCTAGGACGCCTACGGCACCCCTCTGTCCCTTTCCATCAAATCTTCGCTGCAACCAACCCAGCAGACCCCAACCACTGGGTATACCGACGTTTCTACCATGATGAGGATTTACAAGCTAAAGGCTATACTTCGACCTTCTCTAGTAATACCCTCCTAAACCCATTTACGCCTAAAACATATCGAGATAGCCTGGACCAATTCAAAGGCCGCTATCACGACCGCTATGTCAAAGGTCTATGGATTTCATTTGAGGGTGTTGTTTATGACTGCTGGGATCCAACTAAGCATATCCTTCCCAGAGACACAACAGCACTAGGTCTAACAGGCGATCCTAATGATCCTATCCCTAGAGACTGGGAACGCTTCCGTTCTATCGACTTTGGCTTTACTAACCCTTTTGTATGCCAATGGTGGGCCTCCCCTAAATATAAGTACACAGGACCCCCTGGCGCACAAGACCGTACTGAGATACCCTACTACCAACGTGAGTGGGTCATGTATCGTGAAATCTATCACTCAGGAAGAACCGTTACAGAACACGCTAAAGTCATTAACCTCCTAACCGCCAATGAGAAGATACATACTACCGTTTGTGATTGGGATGCTGGTGATCGTGCTGATCTGCATAATGCCAAGATACCTACTATAAAAGCGGATAAAGAGGTTAGTCCAGGTATACAGTCTACATATCAGTGTATTTCCAATGATCGTGTCTTTATCCTTGAAAATAGCTTGGTCGAGTCAGACTATGCCCTAACCTCTACTAATAAGCCATCTGCCACACAGCTTGAGTTTGCGGCATATATGCGACCCAAAGGGAAAGAGGGTAAATTTAACCCTAAAGAAGATCCAGTTAAAGTAAATGACCATGGAATGGACGCCTTACGCTATATACTCCATACCTTCAAGGCAGCATTTGGCCCCTCAGGTCAGGTAGTAGTTGGCAATGCCCAAGATGTGGAAGTTCGTGCTAGCCAACTAACCCAGTCTAATCATGCTCCAGTATCTAGGTTTGTATCTGGTACCCGATCATATAGTCCTACTCGAACATCATGGTCTAGTTATCGTTAGTGAACCAGTTAAGGAATTATAACTAATGACAACACTAAATGGTACTAATGGGACGAACTCTAGTCGTGCTGTAGGTAGACCCCCTAACGCCTCACAGGTACTACTCCAGCCAGGTCTTAGTATCTGGAGAGGTACTATTGCTGAGGAGTACTTAACAGACCTTAAGCCTTGGTCTAAGGCCGTTAAGGTCCTTAAAGAAATGGAAGACGACGTAGTAATAGGGGCTCTCTATGAGTCAGTCTCAGCCCCGCTTAAAGACGCTAAATTCCATATGATACCAGCGTCAGATAGCCAGGCTGATAAGGACTTCTCTGAGTTCGTCCGAATGAATACCATAAACTCAGAAACCGAAGGTACAGGCATTAGCTGGATTGAACACGTTGAAGAAGCCCTAGAGTTTATGACCTTTGGATTTAGTATTACTGAGAAGGTCCTAGAAAAAGGCCCTGAAAGTAAACTCTGGTTATCTGACCTAATGCCTATAGGACAAGAAACCCTCCTAAAGTGGGGCGATGTAGATAAACATGGTCGAGTAACCGCCTTTACCCAACAAATAGTTATAGGCGGTAAAGTAGCCACTAGAACAGCCCCTATGAGTAAACTCCTACACTTTACATTTAGAGGGCGTAAACGCAACCCCATGGGACGTTCCCTCTCCAGGAACCTCTACCGCCCATGGTTTTTCAAAAAGAACCTCGAAGTCGTAGAAGCCATTGGTGCTGAACGTGACGTAGGTAACGTGCCAGTAGCGGTACTGGGCGAAGGAGCTTATTCTGATGCTGACCAATTAGCATTGAAGAAAGCTCTTGAGGGCTTTAGGATTGACGAAACTGCTTTCCTCATAGTCCCACACGGTACTGAAATACGTCCCTTTGGCGCAGGCGGTAAGGTCTACGATATTAGGACCATTATTAGAGACTACCAACATCTTATCCGCCAACGCTTCTTTATGGACTTCATATCCCTAGGCTCTGAGCAAGTCGGTACCCAAGCCCTAGCCAAAGAGGTTACTGGATTCTTTAGCCTCGCACTAGGATCCATACAAAGGGAACTGCTTAGGGTCTGGAACCAACAACTGATACCCTACCTCTGGGAATGGAATAAACTCCACTTCCCCGATATTACAAGTATGCCCTTACTAACATGGTCTAAGCCAGGTAAAATCAATATCCAGTCCCTAGCACAAAGTACCACGACCCTACTAGGCACTAACGCTATACACTGGACTCCCGAACTTGAACACCATCTCCGCGATGTATTTGAGCTGCCTCCCATTGACGATACGGAATTAGCCAGACTCCAAGCAAAAGATGAACAAATGCTTCAGCAACAGCTAAGTCCTGCTGGGCCTAACGGGCCTAAC